CCTGATAGCTTACCGAGGTTGATGATATTCCTCTCCCGTCAGTTCCATCTTTTCCATCTGCTCCATTCTTACCGCTGTCTCCATATGCACCTATAACTCTCTTCAATGTATCATCTGAAGTACCATCTGAATAACTTATTGTTTCGTAATTCCACAGATACTTATTTGTTGCTGTCATAATTTGAACTGAATCATACCATTTGGAAGGTGCAGTTGAATTGCTTGGGCTTACAGCGTAATGTTCAGTTATACCCGTTATGCTTATTCCATCTTTACCATTTGTTCCGTCTGCACCATTAACACCAAAATGTCCTATTATAACAGGGCTTGTAATTGATAATGTAGTATTGTTTGAACCCGTTACTACTTCATAATTCCATAAATAGGGCTTGTCTTTTGTAATTGTCTGAAAAGTTGTAGTCCATCCACCAGTGTTTGTTGTGACACCACTTGAAGCTGATGTTGCAAGATAGTAATTAGTAATACTCTTTACCGCTTCTCCTGCACTTCCATTAGTACCTTTATAACCTACACTATAAACTGTCTGTGCTGTTTTATCTGTAAATGTGTATATTGTTCTTGTCCACAGATATTGTCCATTATTAACTGTTGGAATTTCTTTTGTCCATGTTCCTGTTGGTGCTGTTGTTCCTGAAGATGATGCCTGATAGCTTACCGAGGTTGATGATATTCCTCTCCCGTCAGTTCCATCTTTTCCATCTGCTCCATTTTCACCATTTATACCATTTATCCCCTGATAGCTTACAGCATAAATTGTTAAAATCGAATCATCTGTATATGTTATTTCCGTTTTTGTCCATAAATATCTTCCCCTGGAAACGGACGGAATATCTTCCGTCCATTTTCCTGTTGTTGGTGCAGATGTTCCGCTCTCACCCTCCTGATACAATACAGAAGAGCTCTTTATGCCTATGTTTTTCTTAATTTGGCCACTGACAGTCTGTACATATTGATTAAGCTGTTCCATCTGTGATAACTGCTTTTCCGTTAATGTCTTATATGTTGTTCCTAATGTAAGCTTTGTATTTTCAGGCTTAAGCAGCTCCCTTGAGAGCTTACTTACAATAAAATTTTGATTTTGAATAGAATGTGGCTTTGTGTTAACCTTGACATATCTTCCAATTCTGAAACTGTTTACATCTGCCATTTCTCCATCTATTGTTGCACCATTTAAATCGGCTGCACTTACTTCAATAGAAGCAGTAAATTGTGCCATATCATCAATGTATGCCTGTCCTTTGGACTTAAGGTTAGATGCAACTGTTACATCATCCCATGTGTTTGTAGTAAATATATAACCATATTTAGCAACTGCTTCATCATTATACACATAGTCAACATTGTTATTAACAGCTTTTATTGTTAATCTCTCTGATGTTTCGTTACCCTGTTCATCTTTCAATTTTGCACCTAAAGGAATAAGGGCTGTTGCAAAACTCTCAGCTTTAATCTTCTTTTGTAGGTCAAGAAGATTCTTACCGAATTCTATCGTCTGATTGCTCAACATATTAAAATCCGCAAGGTAATCAATGTAATTGCCATCTGCTTCATGGCGCACCCACAAATGACCACCAAGATGGTCAATAAGCTTTGCATTTAGCTCATCCCATGTACTTACATAATCGCTATTAGACCTTACTATGTAATCATTCGGATCTGTTACAGTTATATTACCAACCTTAAACTGCCTTGCTTCATCTACCTGTGCATTATGGTTATTAATATACTGTGCAAACAGCTCCGCAGGTGTTCCACTTTGCCCTTCAGCAGGAAAGGAATACGGTCTTTGAATAGAATCCAATAAAAAAGCAAGTTCCCCTTCACAAGAAACCTGCTTTTCATTATAGAAACCTGTTTTTTCATCATAAACCCTGCCCCTGAACAATGGCTCTTTTATTCCATCTTCATACACAGTTATGATAGATTTCATTTTTTCTATGAAATTGTAATACGGATGGTCAGGATAGATGGTAAATGTGAAGGAACCCACCTTGTTATCCTCCTGACTAACCTTTGGATTGATAAGCTTAAGCTGTTCCAATGATGTATCTAATATCCGCTTATCATCACTAAATGCGGTTATTCTCATCACAAGCCCCCTTCCTGATATGTGAAGGTGATATTGCCTGTTCCTGTTACCGTTACAGTATTATTGCCTTCTACAAGCTCCAATGTAGGGATTGTAAAAGTTCCTGCGTTAACAATTGTTGATGTACCGCCAAATGTTATTGTCATTGAATCTGTTGTTGTAATGGAAGGAACTACCCTTTTCCTTGAATTAACAAGAGTAATAGATACTGAACCATTAACCGCCTGTGTTACAACTGTCGGCAGCTCCTTGTACTTCCACGGTTCACATGTACATTCAATACTTATCTGACCAATGTTTTTATTTTTAGATAAAGCTGATACATCCAGCCTTCCTACATAATAATATTCTGGATCATCATCAAGCACAATCTTCATTCTTTTTCCATGAAGAGTATTCAATATGCTTGAATACAGTTCCAAAAAATCAGATTGATTCACTATTGTATTGAAGCTGAATGACAAAGTCCTGCTTTTGTATTTAGGTTCACCAAAATACTCTGTATAATCAATCATTCCATGTGCGCCATCAACATCAACATAATTGGTCTTAACCGTAGCACTTCCAATCTCTTTTTCTGTTAATATTAAATTAAAATCATCATAAGAATGATAACCACCAAATGTTACACCAATCATATTATTGTCCTCTCCTGCTTGCTGCGCTTATATCTCCAAGTGCCGAATCCATTGCAGGTGCTAATTCACCAACAAGAACATCTCCATTCAAATAGATTTTGTCATTTTCCCTGCTTGCAATCATATCCATAAGCTGATTAAGCTTGTCTATAATGGCTGCAGTACTGAAAGAAGCATTGATTGTCGGTGCAGGATTGTGTCTGTAATTATTTGTATTAACAGAGTTGCTTCCTGATACCACCATTTTATCAATCAGGTTTTCAATAGGTTCTATTGCATCCTCTTCATTTTCTTCAACACCGTTTCCGATACCTGGAGGAATAAATGCACCAACTTCTTTAGCAAAGGCCTTTGATGGTGAATGTATATCTGCTTCATCCTTTGCTGCAAATATACTCTTCTTTATAAGTGAACGTATCTTTGTAAACAACGAACCTGACTTTTTATCAACACCTGAGCTAATACCATCAACCATATTTTCACCAACAGACGATGTATCCGATTCATCCTTTGCAGATTTGACTGCAAGCTTTGATAAATCAGACATTTTTTCCATCAGTGAATTTTGCTTGCTTTCAACACCATCTTCATAGCTTAATACAGCACTTGAACCTGCTTTTGCATATTCTTCCGCTGCTTTTTTAGCATATTCCTTGGCATCTTCTAATCTTGTTTCAATGGACTTCTTTTGCTCTTCCGTTGCAGAATTATAATAACTTCTAAGAAGTACATAATAATCCTGTGCATCATTCTTCTGCTGTTCAAGAGCCTCTTTCTGCTTCTCTGCACTCTCTCCTGCAACATCTGCTGCCGACTTATATGACCTTCCTAACTTATCCATATAATCAATGGCTTCTGTTACATTGCCCTGCAAAATCAAAGTAGAAGCATTTTCATATGCGCTTATATCGTCATAGTATTCAAATATCTTATCTTTTGTATCGTCATACGCTATCTGCTTATCTTGTAATCTTTCAACTTCTGCATCATATGCAGCTTTTGCCGTTTCCACCTTCTGATCTATTGCCTGCATTTCAGCATATGTAGCATCAATACTGACTTCTGAAGCAGCCTTCTTTGCTTCCTCATATTCAAGTTCTTTTTCACTTACAGCATTCTGCTGCTCAATAAGTTCTCTTTTCTTCTTATAAGCAATCTCCTCTTGCTCTGTCAGATCCAGCAATGCATTTTTATACTTTTCTTCTTTTGCAGACAAAAGAATTTCCGCTTTCTTAGATTCAATAGTGTTATAAACAGATTCCGTTAACTCATTGTAATTATCAATCTGGTTGCCTGTCATGGTATATTCAGTACCTAAAGCTTCATTTAACTCATTCAGAATAAATTCTGCCCGCGCCTTATTAGCATCCGTGACATTACCTTCTTCATCACACAAAGTCTGTAATTCTTTCCATAATCTTTCAGTGTTAGCGACTTCCACCAAACTGGCTTCCGCTTTTTCATCAATAGCTTTTTGCTGATCTCTTAAAGCCTTATTATTTTCAAGAATAGCCTCTGTTTCTTCATGTGTTTTCTTTACACTTTCAGCTGTTGTATCTGTAGCTGTTTTTGATGCAACAGCAGCAGCACCAATTGCAACTGCTAATGCCCCAAGTGCAGTAACAACTAAACCAACAGGATTAGCAGCCATAACTGCATTAAATGCTTCCATTGCAGTTGTAGATGTTTTAAGTGCTGTTGATACTGTTGTAATAACAGACATTCCCTTCAAAGCAGCAACCGTGAATCCAACTGCTATTGTAAGACCTTCAAATTTATCAACGCAAAATCCAAGTATTTTTACAGCTCCTGGAAGAGCTGTATCAATAAACCAGTCAAGGACGGGTTCTATCTTATTAAGCCCTTTCTCAATCGTTGGCTGTAGCTTATCTACCTGTTTCTGTATCTTGGGTAGGTTTTTTTCTGCTTTACTAAGTAACTTATCTACGGTAGGCATTAACTTCTGTCCGAGTACTGTAAACATATTAGCAATCTGATTTTTTATCTTCTTAAATGACGCAGCAGATGTAGAAGCCATTTTCTTATAAGCTTCCTCTGTAGCGCCTGCGCTGTTCTTCATTGCATCTATGTTTCTTGTAACACCTTCAATGTTATTAGCAAGTACCTGTGCAGCCATACCACCTTCAGAAGAACTAAACATACCAATAATACTGTCGCCTGTCTGCTCGCTGTATTGTCCTAAGATGCCAATAACATCAAGAACGGTATAGCCTTCTGCCCTAAGCTCCTGAAAGCTCTTTTTCTCGCCTAATACACTTTCTGTAGCATTTTCAAGCTGTGTATATAATGTATCACTTCCAGTTCCCAACTCCTTAATCATGCTGTTAAGGTACGTTGTTGTTTCTGCTGTAGCAATACCATTGGCTGTCATTGTCGCATAGTATCCGCACAATTCATCTAAAGATACACCAAATGTATTAGCGGCAGGAATAACTCTACCCATAGCAGCCGCCAAATCTCCAACAGTGGTCTTACCTTTATTCTGTGTCATTATCAACTTATCAGATATACTCTCTGCATCTGCAGCACTCATTCCGTAAGCATTAATTGCTGTTGTCATGATATCAACTGCTGTTGCTGTATCTGTGAAACCACCCTTAGCAAGCTTCATGGCTTTTGTTGCAAAATCAATTGCATCTGCCTGATCTACACTTGCAGATATAGCCTGATAAATAGATTCACATAATTCATCTGTAGAAACATTCATGTCAGATGAAACCTGCATTATCTTCTTTTTGTATGCTTCAACATCAAGTGCATTAGTATCAAGAAGTGTGCTAACCTTTGCAAAGCTTGTCTCAAAATCTGCTGCCGACTTAATAGCAAGTGTTCCAATTGCTGTAGCTGCAGAAGCAACTGTTGTAGCAAGCTTGATTCCAAACTGTGCAACTTCATCTGCCGCCTTATTAAATTGAGTAGCAAGCTTCTCGCCGTTCTGCTTCGTTTTATCTATATCTTTATTTGTCTCTTCAACACCTGTTAATGCTATAGTTCCAAGCAGCTTAAATACTTCCAAATGTAAAACCTCCTCTCTTTTTTGCATAAAAAAAGCACCTTCATAGGTGCCTTTACATTAGTTAGAGTTTAAAATTTTTCAGTATGCTTTTCGCATTGTTATAAGCTGTTTTAACTTCTGCATCTGACATAGACAGATTACTTATGCCATTATATTGATGTGGTCTTTGCTCCACCTGTGAGCCATTGACAAGCTCATTTTTCCATGCTGCAAAGGTTAAACTTGAATTGCTGGAAAGATAAGCTAACCATAATTTATTATCTTCTTCCTTTTCAGCTTCTTCATTTTTCCGTTTAACAACATGCTTTACAAAATCACATAATCTGCCTGTCTTAAGCATGCGGTTAATAAGCTCATTAGGGTTTGCATACCTTTCGTACAGCAAACCCATAAACTCAACATAGCCTATCCGAGTAATGAAGAAGCAGCCCTGAAAGAATCAATGAATCCATCCTGCTTAAATACGTCAATAATCATCTGTACATACACAGGCAGCTTAAGATGTGCAACTTCCTCAACTGTCATACCCGATACAGATGCTAAAAGCGAATAGATATCCTTCTTAGCAACCCTGTAATTCTTTACGACAATTGCAGCAATCTTTACCATAACATCTATGCCAACATCTTTGATTAAATCGTTATTGACCTCTTTTCCTTCAACAAGCCTGTTAATCTCTTTCTTACCAAAGCAATCTGCAATCTTGTCAATACCAATCTTATCAATAATACCTGCAAGATAATCAAGATCATCTGCTTCAATAGGTCTCAATGTATATGGCTTTTCTACAATAACCTCTGTTTCGGTTTTCACTGTTTCTGTTGTTGTTACTTCACTCATGTTTTATCTCCTCTCTTAAACAGCTGCTTTATTAGGATAGAAAATGTAAATAGGCAACTTATCAAATACGCCACCCTTAAAATCTGCTGTAGACTTGAATATTGTAGCGCATACGGATGTTTCCTTATTCTTGTTATCAAGTTCAAGGCCTGAAGAACAGATTGCATTTTCTAAGATTGCAATAATTTCTGTACCATCTGTCATTGTACCGACAAACGCAATGTTATCAAGGTAATCTGATAACTCAATCAATGACTTAGTTTCAATCTGTGTATATCCTTTGATTAAGCTGTCTGCTTCCTTTCCAACAATTGCGCGCTTGATAGACTCAACTGTATGCTGTGCAAGATTAACTTCAAGCGTTCCAGTTTCGCCAGTCTTCTGATTAAGGCCCTTAATCTCAACAGTTGCACCATCAACCTCAATTGGTGTGATTTCAGGAACAATTGAAAGCTTATTACCGCCATTTGTAGCCCCTAGAACATGAGCTTCATCATCTGTCCATGCTCCCGTTACATAATCTCCAACAGCAGGCTTTGTATAGTTATTATCAATGCCAATAAACGATACCCCTGGTGTTAGCTTACTGATCTGAATTGTTGTATCTGATTCCTGTGTTCCGTCTGCAACAACCTTAAGTACTCCTTCAGGCTGTGTTGATGAACCGCCTGTTACTTCAACCTTTGAATACACATACTTAAAATTCTTAAATACAACACCTGCTCCAAGTAAGAAATCATTAGGTGTGTTGCTGTTAATACCTGATTTTCTCATAGTTTTGCTCCCTTCCATTCTTTAACTTTTAAATTAACTGTCATGCTTTTAAGATCCATATTCTCATTCCTAACAGGAAGAGCATTTGTATAAAAAATAGCCACCACTGAACCGCTGTCAGTAGTGACCAATTTTCCTGATGTCTCATCAAACAATTTTTTTATTTTTTCTTTGTCCTGCTCTAATTCCAAAGCAGTACCCCTTGTAAAGCCTGACATAATGAACGCGCTTTCAGACATGCCATCTTCATTAAGCGGCTCTACCTCCTGATACTCACCAACCCAATAAGGATAAGCAAGGTCAGAAGTCCATTCATAATACTCATAATTAATACCTGCATCCGTAAGCAGCCTATCAATTATGCCTAATGCTTTAATTGTCATATCATACCTCATTCACCAATCTTGGCTTTAAATATCTGTTCTGCTCTTTTTATAATAGCAGTTTTTCTGTCACTGAAAGCTTTCTGTAATGTGTGCTGTGGTCTTTTACCATTAGTCTTATAGAAAACCTTTCCATGTTTTCCATATACAATAACAACCTTACCGTTAAATGTAGGCTTCTTTTTCCCATTGTAGCCGTCTACTGGAATATACCAAGGATTCTTTCTTCCATCCTTATTAGCCGCCCATTCACCAGTTCCAAGTTCATTCCATATGGCATTTTCAAGACCACTTCCAATTGTTGCTTCACCTTTAGATTCATCTACATTGGCTTTCCATGAACCCTTTAGCTGTCCTGTATCAACAGATGTATTTCTAGCTGCTTCTGATGCAATTTCACCTGATGCTTCAAGTAAAAAAGCACCAACCGCATCTTCAATTGCTCTATTTACCTTCATTGTATTATCAATGAATTCAACATCTGCCATATCACTGTCCTCCTGTGTAAGCAAGATATATTTCAAGCTGCTTATGTAAATTCATAGGGTCGTCTATAACCTTTACATCATATGTAGCGCCATCTATAAGAATCCTGCTGTTTTCAGCCTTTATTCTGCCGTCAAGTTCCTTATAATCTGCTACAAAGATGTGCGTTGATTCCTGAATCTTAGCATTATAGCTTGTATATCGTGAATCACCTGCCTGAAGGTCAATGAATCCTGTAAGAGTGTCAACTGTCTCCCAAGTCTTGACTCTTGAACCTGTGGCCTCTTTAGTTGTGCCTGTATTAATCTGAATTATAGCTGTTGTATTGCCGCCTATCCTATTCATACAAGCACCCCCTTAGAATCTTGCTTTCTTGTAAGCATTTAAAAATGAAACATACTTCTTCGGAACACCAAATGAACCATCAATATCAGTTTCCGAAGTATCCTGCGCATATGTGACAGAATGTCTGCTTAATGTTTCTGATTGTATATTCATTTTTGATGTGTCGCCACTGTTTATGTCCTCATTCTTAAGCTTCCATCTGATAATATCCACAACACCCATCTTAACATCCTTTGGATAGAATATCTTAGTAACAAGCACATGGGATTCATCCGTTAAAGCTCCGTTTAGACCCATACAGCCGTTTTCTAAATCAATGCCTGTAATTGTATATAAGCCACCATTAAAGGCAGATTCTGAAATCTGTACAGTGTCACCAACCTTGAATAAGGTTGATGCATACTGTAAACCGCTTGTGGACGATACATTACACCTGAATCGTCTGTTTCTATCCTGGAAGTTATTATTGGTATATTTTCTAATCAACAGTTCCAGTGCCTGAAGCTGCGCATCAAGCACCAAATCTGTCTTATCTGTTGTAATAAACTGCCTTAGTTCTTCAATAGTCATTAACATAAGGGAACACCCCCTTATTTCTTAAACTTAGCAAGAACAACTTTAGCTGTATTAGTAAGCGCAACACCATAATACTTAGTAGCAGTAATATCATGCTTCTGCTTCTTAGGAAACCACTCATGATCAACCTGTGTATTCTTCTTTAAAAAGATTGTAATTGCTGCCAGCTCATCTTCTGTGTACTCTGTTTCTGTTGAATCAGGTTCCATCTTAAGGACAGGGCATACATAATACTGATTAGCTGCCGCAAGGTCCTTTACCTTGTTTCCAATCTCCAATTTAACAGCAGGATCTACCTTAGCCTGAAGTTCAGCCATATTATCAGCTGTTACTGCTGTTCCTGATGATGCATCAACCGCTGCTTTAACAAGTCTAACTTTCTTAGATTTCTTAATCCAAGCTCCAGCAATCTTACCAATTGCACCGTTTACGGCAACACCAGCTGTAAACTTATCAGCCGATAAGAAGTTAGGATCCTTCAGAAGTGTTGCTTCCTGTGCAGGATTAATAAACATTACCTTTTCAATACCATCTTCTTCATCAAGGAATGATGTATTAGCATCAACAATTCCTGCATATGAAATCTGTGCAGTACCATCACCTGAAGTCTTCTTTGATGTATAAGCTGCTGCAATTACATCATTATCAACTTTACCTACAATTGACTTTGCAAGCTGTGTTTCAGCCTGTCCGATTGGATTTCCTTTACCTGAATTGATAGCTGTCTGAAGAATTGACACCGCCTTTGCAGCACACTTAATAGTAAATGTTGTGCTTGATGCAGTAAGATTAGTAGTTGGAATTTCTTTGTCAGTATCAGCCGATGCTTCAACATCAAAATCGTCTGCATCTCCAATATAATCCCATGATGGAACTGTTACTGTATCACCTGGTACACCTTCAAGGGTATCATCAACCTTTGCATATGGTGTAATCTTTGCCTGTGCTATAATCTTGGCTTCAATCATGTCTCCCATGACCTGTGGATTAATAACATCATTTAACTTTGTTGTTGCCATAATAATCACCTTTTTAACCTTTCTTTTTAAGAATTCATTGCTGCTGCATACACTTCAGGATTTTCCTGTGCAATTCTTGCCCTCTCAGCATATGGCTTCTTTAGTAATTCTTCTTTTGTGAGTGTTCCTGTAGTTTCACCATTCGGAAGCTTATTAGGATTTAATACCTGATATCCGTCATTGTTATCAGAAACAGACTCAAACATTGTAGGGAACTGTGTCTTTAAGCCAGAAAGCTTATCACTCCATCCCTTGATATTGTCGTTTTCATCAAGCTCTAAGGATTCACCTTTCTCCTTCAGCTTTTCATTCAGCTTATATGTAAGATAGTCAACATCCACAGCCTTTTCAGACATAAGGGCAACCTTGATTGCCGACTTAATCTTGGTCTCCTGTAGTTCTGCCTGTAACTGTGTGTTCTGCTGCTCATACTGTGTAAACTTATCCTGCATACCTTCATTGTCTTTAGAAGCCTTCTTTAAATCTTCAATAAGCTGGTTGGCATTGGTAAGCTCTGTTTCCTTGCCTGTTAATGTATCCTGCAATGCATCATACTTACCCTTACCCACATATTCACCTGAAGCAAGGTTGCCAAGTTTAACCTGCTTATCCTTATTAGCTTCATCTCCATTGTAAGCATCAAGCTTTGCCACAAGCTGTTTAAAAAGTTCTTCTCCTAAGATTGCTTTTAAAAATTCCATATCATTATTCCTTTCTTTACTACTGTTTTTAAATGTGGTGCCGCCACTAGCATGACCTTTTAAATGCCTTGTCAAGGGCATATTTGAACAGTTTAAGTGCCTTATTCAGGGCATATAAAAAAGCACTCAAAATGAGTGCTTTAATAATCATCTCTATTAAGCCATATATAAACCTCCAATATACAGAATAGATCCGCTCGGAATTTTTGAATGTGTATATACCTTTAATTCTTTTCCTATAATAACTACTCTAACTGATTTTAAATCAGTACCATTATTATAATTAATCAAACCATATAGTTCTCTGACACTTGATGATGCATTTTGAACATAGAATAATGCATTTGATAATCCCACAGGAATATCCACACCTATTGTACAAACAATATCAAGCTGATGAATAACTCCGTTTGTTTTCTGAATACCTCTGCTTACCGTAAGTTTCATTGCTGTATTATAACTGAGTGTTGTTTCATGAATTTTTATTATTTCATCTAAATCTGCACCTGATTGAGTTTTACAGCTTTTAAATACAGCCGGCAGTGCACATTCAAAAGCATCTTTTTCGCTTACTTTACCAAAAGCAATACCTTTGCCTGAATTTCTAAAATCTATCAGAGTGAATGCTGTTGAAACTTGAATTATCTTAGTTGTTGTACTAAAGCTGTCTGTTGCCACAAGCTGTATATCATACGCACTGTTTATATCTGTTGCTATTATAACACTGGAATTCCATGTGTATGCACTTGTATAAGTTGTATGCGTTGTATAACTTGATGCATTCTGCTTTTCATATTTCAATGTAAAGATTTTATTATTCTTATTATTTAATGCAGTTACAGATGCATTAAACACAACCTTAATATATGCCCCTTCTTCATCCGCAGTGCCATTAGATGTACATCTGCCAGCTGTTAAAGCAGTTATAACAGGTGCAGAATAAGCTAGTACATTAATTACTGCTGTCTTTGTTACTGTCCGTCCTCTGCTGTCAGTAACAGTAACACTAATCGTATTTGCTCCTGATTTAGTGAGAATGTCAGTAACTGCTCCATTATAAGCATAACTCTGTCCATTAGCTGTTATCTTATATGTTTTTATTGTACTTGAATAACTTCCTGATGCACCTGCTGTAATTTTAACTTTTGATTTGCTTTGTACATAAGCACCAAATGTTACTGTATATCCATATGGATCACTACAGGCTATTGAAGTTATTGCAGGAACAGCACTTGATGGAACTGAAGCGGTAAATGATATTGTTTTATATCCGATAAGCCCATCACTGCCAAATGTATACAAATAAAATGTAATTACTGCACTTGTATTGTCTGGAATCTTATTCATTAAGCTGCTTGGAACTGTCCATGTATAACTGCTTTCTATTCCTGCTGCAATACCTACTTCATCAGCCCCATTAAATGAATAATACAAATGATGTGTAAAACTGCTTGACGCTCTGTTAGTATATATTGTGATATTACTTCCAAAATCAACTTTTGAAGTACTCAATGTCGGCTGTGAAGTTCTTGGAATATGCGTTGTAGCTATTGTAAAATCATTTGAATCTGAACTAAAAGTGTCATGTTCAATGTAGCATTCAAGTGTCACATTCAAATCTCCCTCTGAATTATGGATTCTTGGTCCCCATGTATCTTCTGCAACATATATTCCATCATTTGTAATTTTATCATTTGTTGTTAAATTGTAAGTATACCAAGCACTAACATCACCTACGGATGTTTTTAATCTGTAATATACTGTTCCATTACCATATGTAGTATACCCAGCATTAGTTCTATAAATAAATATCTGGGTTCTAAATGTGGATGTATTATCAGAAACACTGTAGTCTGTTTCCTCAATTCCTATTCTATATGCAATATACTGATTACTTGTATTGAAATCATCTGACCATTTCATATATATCACCGCCTGCCTTTCATTTGCAGTCAATTTATATTAATTTAATTTTAATCTGCAGCTGTTTCAGCCTTATCACTAATTCCGTTGTACTTATCAAGCATAGTTAATAAAACTGTAATCTGTGTTGATAGCCTTATTAATTCATCAACATTTAAACCTTCTGTCTCCTGTCTTGTCTGCAATATCTCAATCTGCTTCAAGATTATTTCTTTTTCTTTCATTTGAACACACCTTCTTTCTTAGCATTAAAAAAGACCATGATAAAAACATGGTCTTAATACTCTAATATTTAATTGCACTAAAAAGCACATTGATGCGAATACTCATTATTTGCCTTTTAAAAAATCATATACATATCCCAATGTATCATGTGATATCATAAATTCAACCAAATCATAGTTTTCATCATCCAACAAACGCATATAATCATCAAATTCCGCTTCATTTTTTAACTCATCTGCTATCTTCCTTGATATTTCCTTTTCGACTTCATCATAAGAAAATGGCCACTCATTCGTTATTTTTTCTAATATCTTATTAGCTTCATCATATTTCTCTGATGAAGCTAATAAAACATATTTCCCATAATCGGTATTCATCCATAAATCATCTATTTTCTTTTTTCGTTCTTTATCCATAATACCTCCTACTCTTCAATAATACATTCAAGAATAATTTTTCTATTTGATGTTCTATTATTTTCAATTTTTGAACCAACTATTTTTAACTTTGTATTTCTACCAAAAATAATTTCACTCTCTTTATTATTTGTAGTTACATAACAATTTGTTCCTTTAGGTACTTTAATATCTAACCTTATACCTTTTTCCTGCATTACGTTTTCAGTTACAACACCGCTTGTACTTAAAAACCCTTTTTCAATATACATGTGCCCATCTTTTATATTGTTTGGTATATCAGCAATTGAATTCCAATATTGTTCCTTATCCATCTTTAAACCACATGAAGGAACTTTAACACCTGTAATTGCTTCAAGTGCATCATCTTTAACAAATCTCGTCACCATTATATCATCATTTAAGGTATGTGTATTAATTATTCCTTGCAAAGTATCCGCAATTTCTTGATAATTATCAGGAAGTATCTCACCATTTCTTAACATTGCATTCATTTTTCTTGCATTACTTGAATTAATATATCCACTTAAATGACTTCTTCCATAAACAATGCTTCTTTCTTCTTTGCTTATGCTATGCTTCATTTTTTTGAATTCTTCCACTGTTAATTCTTTGAAATGCCTTGAATCAACATTCTCTTCTGATATTCCCAAATACTTAGCCTTATATTCCTCAAAATCCTTTGATTTATCCAAGCCAAAGTATTCAGCCCTTTCCTTTAGGATGTCAAGTTCCTTATCATCTAAAGCCCATCTTGCCCTCTGTAACAAAGCACAACGGCAATTACATACATTGGCAGCAGAACCACCAATACCAGGTGCTTTCATCTTTTCACCGCCAACAATGAAATATTCAGCAAGCTCCTTGATTTGCCCGTCTGCCTGTGCATGTGCGGGTCTTGTGTTACCGTCTAAGGCTGCACACCACTGCTTCAACACATCAGCTCCCTTTTTCTTGGCAGCTTCCTGTGCATCCATTGCGGATTGGTTCTGAATCCTATGCCCTTCTGTCCTTGCAATCCTGATAGAATTATTCTTTGCCTTATTGAATCCAAACATGTCAATAGTGCTGTTCATTCCCAAGCTTATCTTCTCGCCTATCTCATTCCAAGATGAGCCGTTTGATACACCTCTTGACACTTCTGCCCTTATACTTGTCTTAAGCTTCTTTACATCTTCACCTAATCTGTCATAAAGGCTCTTAGAAAGCTTACTGTCTATCTGCAATGCCTTTAAAACTGCATTCTGGTCTATTGGAACAATTAAAGGAATCCCTTGTCCTGCAATATCATATATAGCACCAACATAGCCGTTCTGATAACACCTTGTAAGGTAATCGGAAATAGTTGCATATTCTCCTGATTGAAGCTGCGCAAGTGCTGTTTCAAGTTGCGCCCTAATTGCGTTCTGATACTGCTGCTGGTATATAATAGCCTGTATATTCTCCATATCCGTTCTAGTGGATAATTTGGATATATTTACACTGCAATCCTTTATTGCCTGCTTAAACACCTGCTGAAGCTCTTTAAGTACCTGCTTCTCATTATTAAGTTGTGCTTGTAAGATTTCCTTCTGTCTGCCGTTCATCTACTACAACCCCACTTAATACTTTCTGTGCTGTCATTGTTTCCTGTTCCTCATTCTTAGGAAGCTTATCCTTTATATCTTCATAAGAAATATCCAACTGCTCACAAATCAACTGGAGTACTGTTTCATCATCCAATATCTGTGCAAGAGTCATTATCACATTGATTTCTGTCTGCCTTGTCTGTGCTTCTGTTAATGCTATCTGTGCATTTTCCTGTGCATTTGACATAACTTCAGGCTCAAAGCTGAAATACACGTCCTTCATCTGATAATCAGTCTTATTAATATCATTGATTTCAGCAAGTACAGGCTTTATCAGCTTTCTTAAAAACTGCTTAAGCCTTACTATCAGCTTGTTTGCTTTTAGATCCAGCAGAGAATATGCAGCTTTAATTGCAATATTAGTTGTTGCGCTTGTGTCCTTAAGGCCTGCCGTATTAAGACCAAATCCAAATCTGTATATATTCTTCTCATCAAGCTCAAGCTTTATCTTTCTTGCTTCATACGGAATATCTACAGTCTTTATCTCAACCCCTGCGCCTGTATCTGTGCTTTCCATTCCTATCATTTTCTTGGTTTTAATGTTCTGCTGCAATTCATCAAGATTATCACCCTCAAAGCCCTTAACAACATGGATTGGTGTATCAAAATCAACCAGGTTGTTTGACAATGAACAGCTATGTAAATCATAATCATCTATCAGGTCCTTAATTGTCTTAAGGCAGCTGAACTGTTTCTTGTTATTATCAAGCCTGAAAAAAGGAATGAATCCAAAACCGTCATAATAGGTCTTTTCATCATTCCCTTTCTTGTATAATGTATGTGGCTTAGGATTGATTGGCTCTGATTTATCTGTATCAATCTTTCCTTCTCCATCCTGAACATAGAAATATGTGTTTTCTTTATCCCATACCTGAATTCTTTTTATCTTCTTATACGATTTTTCGATACGGTCAACATACCAGTAAATCACATAAGCACATCCATCATCTGTATCTTTTTCTCTTACCTCAACAACACTAATGCTATCCGCACACATAAACGACAACCTGTCTTCTGCGTTCTTGTATGCATACATGTAATCAAAGCCCTTCGTCTGACACCCTGTCAGCACTTCTGATAATTCTGCTGTAAAATCTTCGTTCTCGTTGAAGTAGGAATCTAATTCTTTCTGCAGCTCTGGAATATCTGATTTAATAAACCCTTCATCACCTGAAAGAATATACTGAGTACATTGGTCTACAAGCTCTGTAAAGAATGGATGGCTTATCTTGATATTGCTTCTTGTTGTATCTTCAACAAGCTCTCCGTCAGAATTGTAATAGAACAGCCTGTACTGCTTAATATCATGGTCTGCTTCATAGTAAGCCTGTCCTTTTCTTGCAAACAGCTTTCTATCAGAAGCGGCATCATCCTGTATAAATTGTCGTATCTCATCAATTGTTAACATTTATATTCCCCTTTCATCAGCTTAAACCAATATTCTTTTTCTCTTGCGCCATTTTTCAATACCATATCTTAGTGCAGCCATAGCATCATCCTGAAAAGCAACTGGCTCATCCAGATATTCACCTGTCTTTTCGTCTTTCTTCCATTTCCATTGCTGCAGCTCCTTTATGGTATTAACACAGGAAGGATGTACTCTTATTATTCGCTTGATAACCTTATCCTTACGAACAACACCCTTTAACCAGTCTATCTGTGCCTTAACAGAGCCATTAGCACCACCTTTATCAACACCCTTTGCTCTATATCCTGCGTTTTTCCACGTTTTAATTCTGTCAGGCTCTGCAGAATCACACCACATATCCTTGTTTGTCGGAATTTCTGCTTCCTGTGCTAATGGTATAATCTCGGCTGTTTCTTTTTCAAATACATACACTTCTTTCAGAATGTATATATTATCATCTTTAATGCCAAGAAGAAGAATTGCATTTGCATGATTGAAACCAAAATCCTGACCGATTGCAATATCATCATAATCATTCAGATTCTGTGATATATCCGCAACTTCCCAATTGTGAAGAATAAGACCGCCAATCTCTCCCCAATTTCCCAATCCGTAAATCTGATATCCTTCTGGATCAACAAGTTTTCTTCTTTCCATACGCTGCCTGTAGGCATTGTCAATAAACCTGTTTCCAAGATATGTACTGTGATGTGTAAGTACATTACTATCAGGAATATCAAAAAAGACCTTCTTTATCCAGTGATTCTTATTCACAGGATTGAAGGTCATTCTTATCTGATAGAATTGCCCTGGTGGAAGCTCACCTCTCAATCTATCATCTATTATTTCAAAGTCAGCTTGTGTGATTTCCGTTGCTTCTTCAATCCACACATCTGTCAGTTTACCTTTTTGAAATGTGATTGACTTTAGCTTTTCACGTTGCTTTTCATCATTTACACCTCTAAATATTATCTGGTTACCATTAGCAAGACATGTAAGCTGTAAAGGGCTTTGTTTAATACTCCAATATCTGTTAGCCTTATCACCAAACATGCGGTAAATCGCACCTGTAAGCTCTGCATAAGTACTATCTCTATTGGTTATGTCCGACTTACGAATACATACAAGGTTGCGCCCCTTATCCTGCATCAGCCTTAATATATAATTCTGCGCTGTGTCAACGCTCTTTCCTGAACCGGCACTGCCTTTCATAACTATGTATCGTTTATGGCTTCTGTCAACTTCCCTGAAGCAAGGGTTCATCTGAATATTTATATTCATAAGCAATCAGCTTCTTTAAATGCCTTTTCAAGCTTAGGAAATTGCTTTGCAATCCAATCAATAAGCTGTTCATTATCGCTATAATCTTCAAGGCCTGCTTCATAAAAAAAAGCATGAATTATCTCATGCCTTAATACTTCTTCAAATCTTATTTTCTTTGTATCTGTAGAATCATTATCATTCAACATTGAACCAACACTTCTAACACTTATTTGCTTATTATATTCCTTGCATAAACCATCAAGCTCTGTCTTCTCAAGAGTATCATCAATCTCAATGCTATATTCAGTTCCTAATATATTAACATTCTTCATTATCTCCATCTCCATAATCAACTGTAATATTCAGTTCCATATCAACATCAGTTTCAATCTTATCTGTATAAAGACCATATCGCTTACCAAGTAATTCAGCAGCTTTCAGCCTTTCCTTCTCTGATGGTTCTTTAAGGACTATCCTTGCTTCACTGCAACCATCACCTATTCCCTCAACAACTATTTCCGTTGATTTACTCTTACCTCTCATAACAGAAGTAAGATACTTAAGAACTTCGTCCTGACTTGCAATAAGCTCTGATTCCTTTTCAGCCATTAGTTCTGCAAGATACTTCTGCCCCTCAACATTCTTCAACAGCCTTTGTCCTTGGCTATACGCTGTTTTCTTTGAATATCCTGCCCTTATCGCTGCTTGAGTTGCATTAGCATCAATCAGCCACTCTTTATAAAATTGTTTTTGTTTATGATTCAATGCCACTCAATCACCACCCTTCAAAAAGCCTGTCAGGTAAAGGAGGTTCAAACCCTGACAGGCAAGAAAAAAGACATGAACCCTGCTCATTAGATTCATGTCTTCAAATCGAATTATAAACTTTTACTATTTCAGTGTAACACGCAAGTTTTTCATAATCAATTACAACTTTTTGCAATGTTTTACAACTTTTTATAAAGTTTTGCAATGTTTTGCATTTTTTTATTTTTTACTCCCAAACTATCTACATTCTGTTATTTAATAACCTCTGTACATTAGATAACGCCCTGCCATGAATAGTTGCAACCCATGAATAAGATCTATGCTTTAATTCAGCAACTTCATCAAGTGGCATAAGTTGCACATACAACATATGCAGCACATCATATTCCTGAGCTGGTAACTGTTCAATAGTTCTTACAATCTCGTTATGCTTGTTAATCAAATCCTGCTTCTGTTGAATCAGCTCTTTTTCAATGTCAACATAGTTTATCACGGCAGTAGCCATTGTGTCTGCTGCTCCTGATGTTTTAACCTTATCCCCAAGAACAGGCGCTGAAGTATTGTCTGCAAGCTCTTTCCATTTACCAATTTCAGCATCTTTGTTTTTTATCATCATATTGATTTTCTCAATCTGTGATAAATATTCTTTAGCTTTCACCTACCTAAGCCACCTACTTTCTTACTGCTTTCTAAAAAATTTTTCATCATACATCATTACGCCATCTTGGCTATATACTTGTATTCTTCTCTCATAATCTTTATATTCTCCGTCGCAATTTGTAACAAAATTGCATGAGGTGCATGCAACAAATGATGCGTCCATAGGACAATCATCAGATCTGGTGCTTTTTGCAGATAGCCTGCCATTCCTCTTAATTGTGTAGTCCCGCGTAAATTGCATTAAATTACTGAATTGTAACTTGCTGCCACACTTAGGGCATTTATTTAATATCCGCTCCATATGAATCACCTGCCTTTAATTGTTCATATATCTGTTTTACGTTCTGAAACTGTACTATTTCCTGTGATGTAGACCATCCAACAGGTCGTGCATACTCAGAACATTCACTTAATCTTTTATAAAAATTAAACAAAGCCTTGCTGTATCCGCCTGTATAAATGCTTTTCAATTTCTCCCTACATTCACTAAAAGCATTATTCTGTATTTCAGTCCCTTCCATAATTCCGCCTGCTTTTCTCAAACTTTCTCGAAATCCTGTAAGAGCATCCAAATAAGTTTTAGCAGTTGGAAGTTTATCACTGCCTTCCTTTGCCCTATAATAATCTTTACAATTCCTGCTGCATTTTGTACAAGGCATTTCCCATTCTTCTACATCTTCAAAGGCACAGCCTGCACATCCATCTGCGTTTTCTTTTTTCATCTGCTTTTCAAGGGCCTGTATTGCAACATCCATTGCATCATGTAATACTGAAGAATGTATTTCACCGCCCATCTCTAAATCAAACCGTATTGCTTCTATTGCTTCACTCTCTTTCATATAACCGTAACCTCACTTCCTAATTCCTAGCATTATTGGCAAGCAAACTGTTATAATAATCATCAGACTGCTTAGGTCTCTGTTGATAATTATTAAATCTGTTTGCATCAGGTGTGTGCTGCTTCTTAAAATCTTCTTCACACCATTTAGCAACTGTTTCAATGGTTATGTTAGAATACCTTTTAGCTCTAGTTATTCTTTCGTCAACAAAGGCTTTTCCATACTTTTCAACTAAAGAATCATAAGTAATAGATTGTGTGGGGGAAAGAGCTTCTACTCTCTCACTCTCCTTCTTATCTAATCTAATCTCATCTTCTCTCTTCTTATCTGAAACAGCGACGTCGGACGATTGTGTCGTCTGACAGTCGGACGATTGTGCAGCCAATTCCTTTTGCCTTTGCCTTCTTTCCTGCTGATATATTCTATCTCTTTCTTTTTTCTTCTCATAAGAATCTAATGATTGGTGTTTATCCCAATTGGGAATTGTAATAACATTATCAACCACTTCAACCATTCCAAACTGTTCAAAGGTCTTTAATGCAAGCTGCACAGTACTTTCCTTGCGCCTAAAGATTGTTGATAGCATCTTATCAGTATATGCAATCCTGTTATTCATCAGGAACACACCACTATTATTCATTTTCCCTGCCAAACATAGAAGTTTAAACCATATAACAATAATAGAATCTGCTTCAGGAAGGCTTTCAATTAGCAACATTTTTTCATCATCAAATATATCTGTTGTTATCTTTATCCACTTCACATCTGCCATAACTATTCACCTGCCCGCATCCTTTTCAGCGTTCTGTTCTGCTTTACTTCAATCCAATTATCAATCTCATTTTCAGAAATTGCATACATCTGCTTTAACATTTCTATGCAGATAGTCACATCTGCTATTTCTTCCACTAAGTGATCCTTATCAGGCTTGCCCCTTAACTCTTTACTTACAGCCTGTGCTAGTTCACAACATTCTTCCATGCATACAATTGATTGCTGCTCTTTTCCGTACTTATCTATAGAAGATGCTATTATCTCATCATTCATCATCAACCACCTTCTTTTCTCCATAAGGTGCAGGCTTTTCATCCCTGTACATCCAGGCAATAACCTTTCTTTCAACCCTGGATGTTCCAAGATTCCATTTACCCTTATCATTAATATAACTTTCCGTTACATTCCTTGAACCACTTGCCGTAAATTCATATGTCACCCAGCAATCCCTATATAGAACAGGAAGCTCATCTTCAACTTTTATCCAATCCATTATGTATCTCTCCTTCCTTAGAAACTCCTTGCATAATGTCTAAATGTATCTTCATTTTCTCTTCTGGCATCCTTTACCTTCTTATCACCTGCAAGATCAGGATACTGTTCAACAATCTTTCTTCTTGCTCTTCCTACTGTTTCTATGGATGGCAAATGATAAGCCTTCATGTTCAACAAGAAATTAGGCAGCGACATTGAATCAATGTTGATTCCTTTCTGTGCGCCAATATGCTTGATAACATAGTAATACAGTATATTGTCAGAATTCCTTGCCTGAGGATGCTCCTCAAGAATATTCTTTACAAGGTTATGTATTGTCTTTAATTCTTTTATTTCCATGCTCTATGCCTCTCAATTCTTTAGTTTCGTTTCCGCTTCCTGTTTTGATAGAAAAACTGTTTTTCCAATTGACGAAAGAATGACTGTAAAATATTTCTCAGATTTAATGTAATTACTTTCAGGTCCAGTCTCATCATCAATCCATTCATGTAACCATTTTGCTTTAACCGCAATCTTTATCCAATTTCTTTTTGCAAAACGAAATGATACAACTCTTCCTGTGAAATAAGCAGGAACCTCATCATCAACATCCTCATAGTGCTCTATATTCTTTATGGGAAGTATTGAACTGGCTACATAAACTGTATCACCTACCTTACAAGGCACCTTGATAAGTCTGCCCTGTTCCTCTAAGTCCTCATATTTGCCAAGTTTTTCACAAACACTGGTTGTAAGTTCGCAGTTATCACATTTACTACTCGCTCCAAGTCCATCACACTTTCTGAAGCATTTCGGATAAAAGTAATTTCCAACAACATTTTTATCTGTTAATCTCTCCATCCCTACTCCTTTCTTTTCTTCTTCAATCATCTCATCAATAGTCATTACTGCTTATACCTCACTTATAATAACTTCTGTTCTAGGATTCTCTTTGTCATATTCAACCCTGCTTCCATCCATTGTTGCTATAATCTTGGAATTATCATCAATAACAACTCCATGATGTACAAGCACATCACATAAAGCTTCATGCAGATTGCAAAGGTCAACCCTTCTTCTTGTTGGCATATAATATACAGCCCGAACATTTACAGGTTTGTCTATAGTTTCAATCTGCGGCATAAATGCTGCACAATCCTTTTCATACTGTTTGTACAACTTACTCGGTATAATCATTGGTCTACCACCTAACATGATAATCTGCTGGCTATTCTTCTTTGTCCTCGGTGGAAGCGGTATTGTAAATTCTGCTATCTTCATATATTCAACCCTTCTAACTTCATATTCATTTCCTCTTTAAGCTCTTCAAGTATCTTAATAGCTTCACTAATTGGAGTTTCTCCTTCGGACAGCTTATTCGTTGCCTTATGCTCATATATGCCCTTTACAGCATTACCAAGACTTCCATAATAGCCAATAGTGCTATAAATAGTGTTACCTTCCTTATCTTTCTTGTGTGTATTTTTCTTGGCCGTATAACTCATTGCATCTATATCAACAATATAATCATCATCAATTCTTACCATATTTCTCCTTTCCGACAGGGAACAGTGACCAACTGCCCCTGTCTGCACATATATTTTTCAAGAAGGCTGCTACTGTGATATATTTCCCCTTCAGAAGTGCTTTAAGAAATAACTGTAATATATGGATACTCCATAAGTTCTTTCTGTAAATATTCCTTGATTCTCTGTGTTGCTTCCATCTTCCAAGCACCGCCATCAGCTTCAAAGATAGCACACACAATACCTTCGTATTTATCCTGCTTCATTCTAAATATAAAATCTGATGCAGGCTGTTCTACTTCTAAGAATGTTCTATAAGGTGTAAGTCTGACAGGATTAGGTACAAGCGCATCACTCTTAGATGCAATACCTGTCTTGACTGTAGCCTTCTGTGTTACTCCATCATCACCATATTCAGCTACAGTTCCAGCTTCAACAGTACCTGCAAACTTAAGCACCAATGACTTATCGCATTCATTCATGAACTTTGACTGTAAATTAATACAGAACTTTTCCTGATCCATGAAGCTATTAAAAGTAAAATCTGGCACTCTTGCAGATACCTCAACGAGATATTCACGATTTCTATTATCATCAAGCTGGCTAAAAAATCTTACCTCTGTTGGACTTGTTACCTCAATGATCATCTTGCCTGCCATAATATCAATACCGCCCTTAATGTAATCTACAAGGCTTGTAAGAGTATGCATTGTGATAGCATCTGCTCTTGGAATGTCCTTATGTAACAGATACAACGATTTATCCGAATATGTCTGAACCTTTCCATCAACATTAATGTCCTTAACCTTTGCTTCACTTAAACCAACTATGTACTGTAATGCTTCTTTAATCATAAATTCACCTTTTAACCTTTCTTACATAACACTTGCTTTTCTAAAATCAACGACAGAATTATCATTAAGAATTTCACCTGTCGACTGGTCCACTATTAATTTCTTAGATTCTTCCCCATGCTCCTGCGGGTCGACAAAATCATTGAATGACATCTGTCCTTTAATCTGCTTACCATATTCCTCTGCATACATTTCACCCGTCTTAAGGTCTTTGCCTATAGAAAAGGCTGTTTCCATTGGTGCCTGTGGCGCAAGCTTCTCTACCACTTTAACATCAACCTTAACATCATCTCTGTTTTCGTTCTGAACAAAGTCCAGAGAAATAATTATCTTTCTTTTTACTTTGTAAGATGTATTCGCATCCTGTAAATTATCAATTACCTTTTCAAAGGCCTTATTGAACTTTTCCTGTAATGCACCACCTAATATGCCCTGTAACTCAACTGTATTCATATGTTTGTTCCTCCCTTAGATTAATTGCTTCCAAACAATGCCATCTGTGCATCTGCTGGCGGCTGTACTGTTCCAGAAGCTTCAGGACCCGTCTGTTCCTGCTGTGGTGTTTCCTGCTGCTGCTCCATATCAATGATAGAATCATCATTTTCAACGTAATCCTTAGTTCCATCCTCATTAATAACCGCCATGTCACCATCAAAAGCCATCTGCATTTCAATAGACATGATTCCCCACTTGCTGATTAGCTGTCTTAACATGGTCTTGTAAGCCATACCGTCAAAATTCTTTTCCCAAAATGTATATCCCTTCTTTGCCTTATATCCTGGTGAATACTTTATCGCGTGAGCTTCCATCTGCTCTTTACTCCAATAAATAGCCTTTCTGAATCCATTGGTAAGCTCGAACATTGCATAATAACCTACTGTTGGAAGTGCTTCTCTCTCATTCCACTTATTAATCATTATATTAACCTGAATATCCTCATTCATTGGGTCGAAGTATTCAAGCTCACCTTCTTTGATAGCAAGTACATTAAGCTTCTTATACTGTCCTGATCTGATAGCAAGCTGAATATATCCTTTATATCCAAGCTGAAACTGTGCAACCTTGCCCCTGTTTTTATCATTAAATGGCACCATGTAATAATGTCCTAACTGTGGGGATGGTGAAAGCTTTAATGACTCTCCCAAAAGGGCTGCTGATAAAATACTCTGATTAGTACACTCCTGAAGTGTTGGATTCGTATTTACAGCTGATACAATGGATGCAATAAACTTCTGACCATCTTTGCCGCCTATGATACTGTTAATTTGATTCTTTACAGCATCCTGTGTAAGATATGCTGTAAGGCCTAATCTCTGATTCTGCTTCTTAACTAAACTGTTCTGAACTGCCATATTATTCACCTAATCCTTCCATAATCGACTTTAAAATATCTTGAAGCGTATCTGAAGTCTGCTTCTTTAATTCTTCTATCTCTTTTTCATTCTGTTCATCTGACTTCTTGGAATTTTTCACAATCTTATCAATCAATTCTTCTGCAGCTTCCTTACCATACTTTTCCTCAGTCGACTTCCTAAATGCTCTTAAAATGCTTTCAATTTCACAGCAAATAACAGCTCCATTGCCATCAATCACAATTGTTTTTATATCTACATGAATCATTCTGTTTACCTACCTTTCTAAAAATCAAATTTATTCCAGTTATCATACATTCTCTTGTACTCTTTTTTTATCTGATGTCTAGAAACAACACCATATACAAAAACTGCAATGTAAAATACAAATGCAATAATTTCAGGTAGACATATGTACCACCATGACCAATTAATAATTCCAATTAACTTCAAAACAATAAACACTATTGTTAACATCTCTGTAAATCCCATGTTTCCTAAACCTCCTTAAATTCAATATTTCTGCTGTTAAAAAAGCTCTTAAGTGCAAGGGCCTCTTCTGTTGTAAGCAATGCCTGAAAAGCTATCCACTGCTTCTTAGATTCAGGTTCAACCTGTGCAGATGGAAAAGCTTCTGCATCAAGTTCTTTATTAATTACAGGTGGAATAAATTCTTCTTCAGTTACCGTCTGTTCAGCAGCCTTCCTTGCTTCTTCCTCTGCCTTGCGTCTTGCCTGCTCTGCTTCCATTTCAGCCTTCTTCTTAGCCATATCTGACAGTCTGTGAGCTTCATTTAAGGCTTTTCCTATGTCAATGGTAGAAATATATGTCTGCTGTGCTTCAAAGCTGTATTCAGGCAAATCAGCAAGTATAACCATTTCATTCTTAAACTTAGCAATAGCTTCATTAATCACATCCTGAATTGACTTCATGGAAGTTGAAGCATTAAGCCACTTGTTATCAAATATTTTTTCAAAAGAAAGACCTTCAGGAACATCACAGTTATCCCAATATTCCTTAATAGCTTCCATCTTTTCAGACTTCTGCTTTTCCTCATACTCCTTAACCTGCTTATCAATTACAGCAACAGGCTTGTCTATAATGCCGATAATCTCATTAATCTTCTGCTTAAAATCATTAAAGGGCTGCATGTATTCCCTTTCCCTTCTGATTCTTTCATCATTAAGTGCTTTCTTGAGCTTATTAAGATTAGCCTTATCAGCCTTTGCCTGCTTAATCTGGTCGTCCGTATACACTAATGTTTCATACATGGATACCTTCTCTGTAAGTTCCTGCTTAAGTTCTTCATAATTGAATGTAATCTGTTCAGGAACTGCCACCTCATTAACCTTTAATTCCATTTCATTTACCTCACTTTTTTATTTTCTTAAATCCACATTATTCGTGGGCTTGTCTTTGTTCCCTTAACCCATACAAACCATGCATAACATACCGCCTTGGGTGGTTTTTCAGGCTTAATCCCATTCTTCCAACAATCAATTCTACTTCTGAAAACATATATTCTTTTAGGTGGGTATCTGTCGAATAATTCCTTACGTTTTGCGCCTTCCAAGAAAGTAAGTTTTAAAAACATTGCAACCTTCACAAATTCCTTTGCCATTGCATAAGGTGGATTGGTTATAATATCCCTGCTGTTTCTTGGTACACCACCTGCTTTTAAAAAATCCTGTTCAAACGCCTGTTCTGAATATCCTCGGTCAACAATATCTGATGAAATCACATCAAAACCATGCTTCAACAAAACTTCTGAAATATGACCGCCGCCACAAGCAGGTTCTAATATGTACTGACAAAATTCTTCAACTTCAAGCAGCTTTTCAACTGCTTCAGGATTGGTTGCATAATAATCTAGTGCTGCCCTTTGTTCTTCTGAATGATTGCTTGCGCCATGCGTTGCATAAATTGATGCGGCATTGCCCGTCCAATCTTTATTAACTGTCATTCTCCGCTCCTTTTCTTATATTTCAGGAAGTACCAATGCAGGTTGCTTCCTAGTTCTCACATATTGCCAAAATTCCGAACCTTTCTGCATCAGATAATTAATATCTTCCTGGGCTTCTGTTCTTTCAATCTTGTAATGTTTGGTTTGCAAATAAACTTCGCCATTAAATTCAGATTTAAGCTGTCCTTTTAACACACAAAAATCTGCTTCCATCACCGCCATGTAAAAACAGCATTGGCAATAATAATTCATAGGTATCTGGTGATTCCATTTCTCTTTCTGCATAGATTGCAGGATGTTGGTTGTCTTAATCTCTAAAATACCCTTTCTGCCTGTCTCTTTTTCCGTAAGCCATCCGTCCAAAGAAGCCTGCGCCCAAGGATACTTGTCATTCCTGAAGGAATTATTTTCTATGTAATGCACTTCATACTGTGGGAAATCCAAAGCAAATAATGCTCTAAGATGTTCTTCTGCCTTTGTTCCATACAGTACATATGGTTCATTGGAAATATCCTTCGCCTGAGCTTGTCCTGTCTTTTCCATCCATAAATCAATGTTAGACTTGTACGGATTGCAGCCAACCACAGCACTTATCTCAGAACCGCCTATGCCATTCATACGATTGGCAAGCCATTCTTCCCTGCTATTAAGTACCTTCATTTCAACACTCAACAAATTCACCATCTTTCAATTTGTAAAATGTATCTTCTTTAATATGTTCACCATCCACATATTCTGTTCTTACACACTTAGGAATCCAAATGGCATATCCCTTTTCGGTTTGTTCATCTGTCCTTACCCATTCAACCAAAGTGATCCAACTGCCAATCTTGGCTTTTACCCTTGAATCACATCCTGCTGCCATAACAACTGAATGTTTACCCTTGGATGTTATCTGTGCGAAATCTCCACTTGAACCTATCTGTGCGAAATCTCCACTTGAACCTATCTGTGCGAAATCTCCACTTGAACCT